TTGCACTACTCATGGTTCACTGCAAATTTGAGAGAGTTGTATATGTGTAGATATTGAAAATACTTAGTTTATTTTGGGATTTTATATTAACTATGTGGTATGTAAATACTAAATCAAATTGAAATTTAGGCGGCAAAGGTTCAAATTTTATATTAACTATGTGGTATGTAAATCCATGATGGTGAAAGAAGTTTACCCAAAATATCACCATTTTATATTAACTATGTGGTATGTAAATATTATAAATAAAGCACTTAAAAATTATATGGTAAACAAATTTTATATTAACTATGTGGTATGTAAATTTTATATTAATAAAATCATTTACATTTAAACTCAACAGTTTTATATTAACTATATGGTATGTAAATGACCAAGATACTTGAAAAAATATCGCTGACTATTTTGAGTTTTATATTAACTATATGGACAAGAATAGAGTAGTTTGAACTACTCTATTTTTTATTTAAAAGTATATTTTACATTAATTTTCTTTTTCTTAATTCTTCTTCACAATAATATCGACACAATTCTAAAAAATCTATTTCTAAAGCAAGTGATAAATCTATGATTGTAGAAATATTAATATTTTTGTATCTCTTATTTTCCAAATCAGAAATATATGCTCTACTATAATTCGCTTTTTCTGCTAATTCGTTTTGAGTCATACCTCTTTCTTTTCTTAGTTTTTTTAGCATATATAAAATCTCCTTTTATTAAATTTTATATAAGATAATATTTGTAGAATTATAAAATATATGATGTTATTAGCGTCATTATTTTATGGAAATTTATGGTAGAATATAGTTAAGAATATTAAGAAAATTTATTTTGAAGGTCTATAAATACCGACCAAATAATTTGTAAATTATATGTAAAAATAATGCAAAAAATTGTAAGAAAAAAATCAAAACTAAAATGATTTATTTTTAGAAAATCATGTTTAGTCATTTTTAGCGTTATATAACATTAATGTTTATTAACGAGTATTAAATAGTACTAGTTTATTTAAAATCAAAACTAAAATGAAGAGGTGTAGAGTTTTTTTGTGGGTTGCAGGAATTTTTGGAAGTCTATATAATATATTTACAAAGTAATTCTTAGAAATTTTAAATAGAGTATTTACTGGAATAAATTTACCAGAGTTATAAATTAAGGGGATTTTCATACCTATTTCTACGAACATAAGTTCTTAAAATCTTAATATTTCTTAATTTTAGATAAAAATAGGAGATATAAAACGTTTAAAGAATACAAGAGAATAAAGAATAAATATATAAGGAGATGCTTCAAATGAAAATATAAATAATGTACTAAATTTATACAAATAAGGAAATAATATATAGTGTATTTAAAAATAAAAAGACTGGTGGTGTTTAATATTAGGTGTATTTAAATAATTATTTACAATATTAGGGGTAATATAAAATATTTATGAGTTGGAGGAATGTAGCAATGGATGAAATGGGAAAAAATAAAATAATTACTATAAATTTGGAAGACGAAATTAAAAGTTTAGATTTAGATATATTTATAAAGTATATAGAAATTTTTAAGAAAAAAGACAATGATAGTTTTTTAAAAACTTTAGATTATATGAAATATTCAATTAAAAAAAATAAAGCACTTTAAGTGCTTTATTTTTTTAGTGTTTTTTTCATCAATCCAATGACATATTCTTTTGTTTCATCATCAACTTCTAGAAATAACTGAGCAAATTCTTTGATTTCTTTATTATTAATATCATCAAGTTTATTCAGATTAGGTTTGTCATCAAAATCATCTAATGTGCAATCTAATACTCTAGCAATTGATTTCAAAGTCTCGAGTTTTGGATCTTTCGTAACACCAGTCAATATTTTGTCAAGTGTACCTTTTGGAACACCAGATAATTTAGACAACTGCTCAGATGTAAGACCTCTTTCTTTTCTCAATTCATTAATTTTTTCAAGCCCCATAAAAAGATTACTCCTTTCTAGATAATAATAATATATAATATTTCCATTGTCAATAATAATATTTCCATTAACGGAAAAAATAATTCTAAAAAAAGGTTGAATATATCCGTTGAAGGTGAAATAGTAAAAGAGTAATATCCATCAACGGAAAAGGAAGGTGAGAGAATTGTACAGAGAGCTACTAGGTGAGATGGCAAGAAATGATTTGAATAGAAAAAAATTAGCATCAAAATTAGGTGTATCTCCAAAAACACTTTCTAACAAACTTAAAGGTAACACAGAGTTCACATGGAAAGAGGTGAAGCAAATTAGAGATATAGTTGCACCTAACAAAACATTAGAAGAGCTTTTTAGACATGAAAAAGAAAGTGTAAATAATTAGGAGGAAGATGTTATGAAAGAATTATCAAATGTAACAACCAATGAAGAACTTGGAGTTAAAGTTAAATTAAGTATGAAGATGGAAGTATAGGAATTAATGTAGAAGATACAGCTATAGGGTTTGGATGGTGTCAGACACAGAATAAAAATGGTAAGCAATATGTATCAATTAGATGGGAAACCATCAATAAATACTGTAAAGAATTTAGTTTCCCCAATTTGTTGGGGAAAGATGACTGGAGTAGGTTTATTAGGTGTCATTCAAACCGACACCAAAATAAAAAGCTAGGGAGGAAGAAATTATGAGTAATAATCTACAAATATTTAAAAATAATGATTTTGGAGAAATAAGAACAGTTGAAATTGATGGTAAACTATATTTTGTAGCCACAGATATTGCTAGATGTTTAGGTTATAAAGATACAACTAATGCAATTAAACAACATTGTAAGTGGGTGGTGAAACACCACATACCACATCCACAAAGTAAAACTAAGACCTTGGAAGTAAATGTAATACCAGAAGGTGATATGTATAGATTAATTACAAATAGCGAATTACCAAGCGCTGAAAAATTTGAGCGTTGGGTATTTGATGAAGTTCTACCATCAATAAGAAAAACAGGTTAAAGTACATAGAAACAAAAAATATACAATTAATGTTTTTCTCGAATCTAAGTACTGAATATCTTTTTGAAATTGAAGATGAAGTTAAAGAAAAATATAGGGGGTAACAAACATGAATAACTTACAAGTAATAGAAAGAAATAACAAAAGAGTTTTAACTACACAGCAACTAGCAGATGTATATGAAACAGATGTAAGAAATATAAGCAACAATTTTAACAATAACAAAGATAGATTTATTGAAGGTAAACATTATTTTTTATTACAAGGTGATGATTTAAAGAATTTTAAAGGTATTCATACAGAATATGAAAACCTAAAATTTACTTCAAAAATGTATCTTTGGACTGAAAGAGGAGCAAATAGACACTGCAAAATATTGGATACTGACAAAGCTTGGGAGCAGTTTGATAACTTAGAAGAGTCTTACTTTAACAAAAAGAAAGATACCTTAATTACAAATCAATTAAGTCCAGAATTGCAAATGTTTAAACAAATATTTGATACTGTAGCAAAACAAGAAATAGAGCAAAAGCAAATAAAACAAGAGATAACAGAAACTAAACAAGAAATACAAAGCATAAAAGATGTAGTTACATTGAATACAACTGATTGGAGAGAAGAAACAAGAAGATTATTAGTATCAATGTCGCAAAACTTAGGTGGAAATGAATATATAAATACTCTTAGAAAAGAAAGTTATGAATTTCTTTGTAAAAGATTTAATGTTGACTTGAAGCGAAGATTAAATAATAGAAGAAGAAAAATGGCAGAAGAAGGTGTATGCAAGTCTAGAAGGGAAAAATTTAATTATCTGGATGTTATACAAGAACAAAATTATTTAATAGAAGGTTATGTAATTGTAATAAAGGATATGGCTTTAAAATATGGAATATCAAGTGATTTAAGCAAAAATTGCAATAATTAAATAAGTATAAGACAAGTTTATGAGCTCATATTTTATAACAAGGGGTGATGTTATGAAAATACTACAACAATTTAAACCATACAAATATGATGAAGAGAAAAACATAGAATATGATGAAAAAATTATAGCTAATCAAAACACAGAAGTTTATATAGTATATCCACGTATATCTGATGAAGAGAATAGGAGAAGATGGAAAGAGTTTGATGAAGTAGCCAAAGAAGTAGCTATTAATATAGCAATGAAGAAAGCTGAGACAGTAGAAAGTTAAGAAAGTAGAGAAGTTGCTAATACTTAGCACTTTCTCAAAGAAGAAAATTGGACAACTATTTTTAAACAACTAGGAATAAATAAGCGATAGTATGTTTGAAAGAAGGTGATGAAATTGCTTAGTCTTGATATTAGTAAGAAAAATGTGATGACTCTTAAAAAAGATGGTAAGTTTTTAGCAGATATAGTATTTAAGGACATTAAAACTGGTAAAAAAATATCAGTTGGAACATTAAATAAAAAAAGTGCTGGTCAAAGTAACCAACACAATAAATAAAAAAATCCAAATAGAGTATAACACAAAAAGGGGGAGATTTAAAATAGGAAATCTAACATTTTAAAAGATTTAAATATGTCATAATGATAGCAATTTAGAATGAATTAACTTTAGGTTATGCTGCTAAAGAAAGGAGGTGTAACAATTATTAACTTTAGAAGATTCTTAGAACTGTAATTATGATAAATTAGGAGGGATTTAAATGGAAACAGCTAGATTGATAGCAATAGGTCAAATTAAACAGGCTGAAAAAGAAATAAGTAGATTACAAGGTACAAAAAATAATAGTAGTTTAATGTGGTGGGA